ATCTGGTAAGCCCCGGTCCCGTAGTTGGGATAGAAGTGCTGCACCCCGTCGTCGTAAAAGCGCATCCCGCGATCAATCAGACCTTCCTTATTGCGGTCGTAGAGTTCACGCTTCTGAAACTCCTCAATCAGCGACTTCAGGATGTCTTTGAGCGTATCGGGGAGCTTGCGATTGTTCTTGCCGAAGGAGAATGGCTGCGCGGGATCGGGCTGCTCGACCACCGGGGCGCCGCCGGTGTCCTGATTGACGGGTGCGGGTTGGGGAGGCGCTATCGTGCCGGTTGCCATCAGTTCATCTCCGCTCTTTCCGCCATCTCCGCGATGCGAACGATAGTCCGCGCCGCCTGTGCGGCCTTGTCCACCTCATCCTGCCGGTCGAGAATCGCCTTCAGCGCCCGCGCGAACGTGGGGCAACAGAATTGAGGCGCTCCAAAGAAGTTGCGGTGATAGACCTTCACTTTGCCCTGCTCGGAAGCGCAGTATGGGCAGCGAAGATATCGCTGCTTGCCGTTGTTCACGCGCCAATACTCTTGCTGAAGGAACGTGAGCTTGTGCTGCGCTGCGGCTTTTTCGTCGGTCTCGGTCATAAAGTTTGATCTTCCGGTAAAAAGCGAAATTCGATTCCTTGTTGAATGAATGGTGCCGCGCAAAGCAAGTACCATTCGTCGCATTCGTTCTTAGTTTTTGGCAATGGGAATTGATGCCATGGACCATTTGCGTTGCGGGCCTGCATCACCAATTTCTTATCATCGGTTTCGGTCACTTTTGCCATCACTCGGCCTCTATTGGATCAAGTATGCTATCGAGCACGAAGATTGCCAGATCCATCAAATCCACCCCGCCGTCGATACCAAACGACCGCAAATTATTCTCATCATAAGTGTAATCGGCGTTCTCTTTAAGCCAGTCGGCCAATTTCTGAGCGCATTCTTCTTGCGTTGGTCTTGGCATAGATCACTTCCCTTTGTATAGCTTGCCCCTCGCCTTGGCCTTGATCCTCTCCGCCTCTTCAGCCGAGATGTTGCCCGCATGTTCCGAGCGCGTTGCCCCGCCAATGGCCAGCCTTGCGTGAGTCGGGTCATTTACCGGAAACGACTTGCCCGGCCCGGCGAACTCGCCTTTCGGCATCTGCTTACGCTTTGCCGCGTAGAGAGTTGCCATCGCGTGACTCCTTCCGAAAAATTGCCGATTTTTGATCCCAGTCAGGATCTCCCGGGCGCACTGTGTACAGAATTTCGTTTTTGCCATTTTCGTGCAGGCGGATTCCGCGCTGGATAATCGGCTTGCCTGGTTCAGAATTGTTTTTGTGCTCTGCCACGATAAAGCCCCTTCTTTGCCGGTTGCTTGCGTTCCGGCAACTTCAACCCCCTGCTTGCCGAATCCCATTCCTTGACGCCCGACTCCCCGAGGGCCTTGTGACCGCCCGGGGAGTTGATCCAGCGTAACTGCGCCAGGGACTTGGCAGGCAATTAGAAGCCTCCGAGGATGCGATACTGCACTTCGACGATGAGCGAACCCCCGCCCGTAGTCGGGTCATTGGTCGCCACGTACAGGCCGACCGGGGAATTGAGATAGGTGGTCGATGCAGCGTTGGCCGGCGCGATGCCCATCGCCATGCCGATCTGATTGGTTGTGCCGCTGCCCGCGGTCAGAACCGTGGCCGCAATAGAGCCCGTGCAGGCCACCTGTGCCGCCTGGGTTCCATATGCTGCCGTCAACACGCCTGGCGAACCGGCAAACGCGGCGGTCTTCGCAACCTGCTCGACTACCAGGCGGTCAACCACTATCAGGTTTCCGGCGCCCGGGGCTGCGATCAACGGCATTCCTACCGTCGAAAGCGTTAGCACTTTGGCATTGGGAACCGCGACCGTCACCGTCTGTTCCGGATAGATCGACTGCGCGCCGGCGCTCACATCCCAGATTGAAACGCCGGTCGGAACCGTGGCCGCGGCCAGAATGGTGGAACTTCCGCCCATGTTGTACCAGGCCTTGTCCACCATTACGATTCCGCCGCCGATGCTGCTCACGTAATTGAGCGCTTCTTGCAGGCCCACCGTTCCGGAGCGCACCGTATCGCCCATGCCGTGGACGTAAGTCCAGTTGGTGTAGGTCAGAGACGAGCTTCCATAGACCAGCGGCGTCGATGTCGAAACCGCACTCGGAGTTTGCGTTTCCATTGCCGAATCGCCGCCCACAATGACTGGAGCGTTGGTATTCAGCGGAGACACAATGAATCCGTCCGAGGTGGCGAAACTGGCGAACGCCAGCGTCAAGGTGCCTGCGCCGGTGGTCGCCGGGCCGGAGATTACTCCGAGCCCCGGCACATTTTTCGCAATGCCGTATGCGAAATCCGTTGCGTTCCAAAGCCCTGAAAACTTGGTTGCCATGATGCTGCTCCTTTACTCATGAATGGGTGAATGGCACCAGTGCCTACATCCTTACTGCTTACTAGGTTGAATTGCACGACTAATCATTCTTCGTATCGGTTCCTGCCTCCGCTGCGTTAACCCCAGTCCGTCTCAGGCAAGATGAAAGACGGCCAGTGGCGATGACCTAACGCAGAAGATCGTGCAAACTTACATCCCTCCGTAAGCAGGCGCGGCCTCGGCTTCTTCGCCGCCTTCGTGCTGCGGCTCCTGCGCCTCTTCGGAGAAAAACTTGTCGAGCGATTCCTTGGCCTCGTCCGCCGTGTTGTGCTCGCCATGCTCCTCGTGCTCGCCCGACTCGTGGACCATGTGCGAACGGGCGCTCATGCCGTCGTGGTGCATGACATGGTGTTTGTCGCCCCCGGTTAGGTGATGACCGATATGCGCCATCAGGTGAAGATGGTCTGGGTGCGTTTCGTGCGTCCCGTCGTGCATATGGGACTCGAAATGCCCGTCGGGATGCTCTTCAATGGTATGCGTCTTGGTGCCGGATTCGTCCGGATGCTCCTCGCCAGTGGGCTTTCCCTTTTCGGGCTCGCCTTCAGGTTTCGGCTTGCGCTCGGTTTCGTGCCCCATGCGGCTAAACCCGCCCAGACCCTTCATTTTTCCCGTCTCAGCCATGATTTACCAGCCTTTCCGCCTGTGTCGGCTCCGGTTCGGTTATATTCACGCGCTCGGACATCCGGCGCAGTTCCGCCCCGCTCATCGGGCGCGGCCGGATGCTCTCCAATTTCTTGAAAATCAATTGTTTGGTTTCAGATTCGAGCGTCTCGATGCGATGATTGGCATCCTTCAGCTTCGTGTGCAACTGATCTAGCTGCGCGCTGAGTACCCCTTTGGATTCTCTAAGCCCAGATGCCTGCCAAAGAAGGCAAAGAACAGAAATGCTCGTTGCGGCCAGTGCTATCGAAAGAAGAGTCACCGCGCCCATGCCGACCGCCTCCCCGTTGCCTTACGCTTTTCAGCATACTCCATCTTGCGCATCTGAATAGCCTTTACCGTCAAATCCGCATCGCCCATCTCGGCCCATTTCTCCTGAGCACGCACCGGGAAAGGCGCCACGGCCCTCGGGTTCAGCATACTCTTGCACCCGTACCGCAGCATGTCGTTCACGTCGTCCGCCTTGGTAGGGAGCTTCAAAATGTCTTCGTGCCGTCCCGGGTGCTGGTCGTCCCGTATCGCCAGAGGAACCGCCTCGATCACATCCTGGCATTCACCCGACACAAATAGCAACGGGGTATTCAGTGAGTAACCTCCGCCTTCTGAATCGAAGTCTTCGTTCTGGCGCGTTGGATTCATACACCCGCCAAGCACATCGGCTGTCTTCTTCATCATGGCGTAGAGATACCGCCAACCCCCGATGCGCGCGTTATCGGCCTGTTCTGGATAGGGGAATGTCACCTCCAACTCCCTGCCTTTGTACGGAACCTTCTGCACCCGCGACAGCTCCCGCTGGATCTCCTCAGCCACGCTATGACCTTTGGAATCCTTCTCCCAGGCATCCACGCTAAGAAAGTACCGCGCCATTGTTCTGGCTTCATCCAAACTGGTCAACTTTCGTGCGTGCCGGATCAGTTCCCCGGGCTCAACTTCCGCCTCGGTCAGGGCCCGATAAACGATGACGACCGTCACCGCATCTTTGATCTCGACGCCGAACACGTCTTTGAATAGTTTAGGGCTGACCTTACCGCTCACGAACCACCCAATACTGGCATGATGCACGAATCCGTCGTCATGCGCCATCCAGCGCGTCCACCATGGCTGAATGAGCTGTTGCTCTTGCGCCGCGGTCAGGATTAGCTTGCTTTCGTCCCACACGCCCGCAAAATACTGACCAGCGAACGAATCAAACGAGCCAAGCAAATGACCGGCGCGTAGGCTGGGAGGCATCGTGTCGAGCTTCCGCCCCTCCGCCGTGCAATGAATGAACAGATGAAATCGGCAGCACCTGTAATCCGGCGCTTTGCCGTCATGGCCGTATGGGCAAGATTCGCTGGCTTTCATGCCATCCGGCAGGGAGTAGAAGTCTTGCGCACTGATTCCAAGCGGATCAAACCAAACATAGTTATCCCATCCAAACAGATGCACAAAGGCAAAATCCCGTGGTCGCTCATTGGCATTGAACCGCTTTTGGTGGAAAACCCGGCGTAGGAACTCTGTCCCGATCCCGCCTGGATTGAAGAACAGCGCCGTCTTGCAGTCGTTTACCGGGGCACCCGGCCACCGGTTAGCGCTCTTGATGATGGTCAGTTCCCGCTCGGTGAATTGTTCCGCCTGGTCAACGAAAATGTCATACCATTCCGGACCCCAGAATGATTGATCTACCGCCTGCTGATTCTCGGCGTATCGGAAGCAAAGGCGCGATTTGTTTGGGAGCCTAAACTCCTGATCGGTGGCGCGCCAGTACGGAATCAATTCAGGGAACTCGGCGAAATACTTCTGGATATGGTTCTCGTTGACGTCCTTGTAGATCCGCCGCAGAATCACTCCCGGCGTTCCCGGGCGTTGCTGGCGCCGGTCGAGCATGATCCGCCTGAGTCCGCCCGACTTTCCGCCGGCGCGCGCCCCGCCGCCACCAATCCAGGTCGCAGCATTGGGGCCTGTTTTATAGACGAGTTCGCCAATCTCGATCTGTTTGGGCTGGAGCAGAAGCGGAATGATCTTCGGGGTCGGCATCTACCGAGAAACGATCAGCGACCCTGTCGTTGGCGCAGTTGAGTACGTGCAACGGAACCACGGCCCAACGAGAGTGAAAATCTCGCTCTTGGAGGCTGCGACTGTCGCCGCATTGCCGGTATCCCCATTTGTGACGGGCTGGTAATTGCCCTCAGCGTCGGACGCCGCACTGTGGATTGTCGCCGTCTGGTTACTTGTATTGTTGAACACCAATTGGACTGGCGTATACCCCGGCAGTTTGCCGGCCGTAAATTGGATTGTCTTCGTGATCCCTGAATCAGTCGCTGCGCTGTTGACTAATGCGAGGCTATCTCCAGGATAAAGTGCCTTGACTTGGCTCACTTGTGGGTTGGTGATGTAACTCGGCATCGCTACTCCTTTGTTTTGTCCAGAATACTCCGCACTTCGAATTGCACCGGCCCCTCGCCGTCCGATCCGGTGTGCGCCAGCCGGTCGCCGTACTTCTTGGGATTCCACCGCTTGAGAAGCTCAATGCGCCCCCAGACACGGAGCTTTGACCGCTGGACAACCTCGGGATTGATGCGCGGGCCAAACTTCGTCTCTTCCCAATCGTTGTGGCCGTCATCCATGATTTCCATGCACTCCTCAAAGATCGCTTCTTCGCCGCTTTCTCGTGCGCGCGCGATGCGTTCAGCGAATTCCGCGTCTTTGTTTTTCCAGTTGTACACGGTTCCGAATGACGGATTGCCATCGATTCTGCACCATTCGCGCAGAGTTTTGCCTTCTGCAATCCACGCAACTATCTCATCTGCTTTTTCTTGTGGGACTGGATCGGGAGGGCGTCCGCCTGCCATATGTTCTAGATTGTAGCGCGTTTAGGTTTCGGTCTATGGTTTTCGATGCTATCACACGCCGGAAATGCCAGTTTTGCGGTAATGATAGCATCGAATCAATAGCCGGCGAGATTGGCTGTTTGGCGCTTTGCGCTTGCGCCTGGGCATGATGCTCGGCGCAGAATCCCTGCGATTGCACTCGGTAAAGTGCTGGCAGGCCACAAATCGTGCATTTCACATATTTAGATTACGCCGTTTGCTTGGCTGGTTTCGCCGGCACGATCAGCACATTCCTCGACAGCGGCAGTCCTGGCGCCTGCACATGGAGTCGCAGTTGCACGCGGATCGCGGGTTTGAGCTTGGTCGCCATGGCGGTTTGGATGCCGATTTTCAATCTCTGCTTACCCTGTCAAGTGATACGCGTCACGTCGCGCAACTTTATTTTAGATTGTACCACATCGTGATACTTACCTCCTGACATCGTGAGCCGGTTGACGTATGCTGAATATGTAAGTGAGGAGAACGTAAATGAAGCGCGACGCAAAACGGCTTACATCAATTCTTGGAAACGTGAAAACACTCGCAAGGCTCTTTTCGCTGGTCGTTTGATGCTGGCCTATAACGTTCCTGGGACGCAGGAAGCAGGTACGCTGGCGATGCTTCAAGCGCAGCCCGTTTCTATCTTTGAGAGTCAGAAACGGTACTAAATGAATTGCCCACACTGCTCCAAACCCATCCCGCCCGCGCTGCTCGTCTCGGAGCGCCAGCGGGAACTGGGGCGTCGTAAGCGGCCTGGCGCGAAGGCGTCCGGCTTAGTGCCGTGTACCATCTGCGGCGATTGGTTCCACGCGCGGGGCCTCGGTCGCCACCGCGAACGCTGCAAGAAAGGAATGGGATTTACGTATTTAATTCCCTTATCCACAAAATTTCCTCAAAATTCCTCTTGACAAAAGTGAGGGAATCAACTACCTTAAAGACATCGGAGGAATTGAGATGAAATATGAAGTGGCACTAAATACACTCACTGAGACGCGTGGCAAATATCATCTCCGGCCTGTGAATCCAAACGACTCCGCTGATTCAGAGAAAAAAGCCCATCGGGACAGGCAGACGTTTGATAGCCTCCCGGCTGCGGAGTCCCACTGCAAATGGATCAATTCATACTACTTTTCTGGAAGAAAACAGATTCAAGTTGATTCGGGAATATAGGAGAGCGACATGGTAAACCCCAATGGTCCGAGTGTTGAAGAAATAGATGACTGGAATGACGCCTTGCGAGATCAACTCGCCGCTCTGGAAACGCGCAAAATTCTTCTCGATGCAGTGGACGATTGGGAAGCAAAGAATCCTTGCACGCTCGAATCACCTACAGAGACGGAGACGAAACCATGAGCCGTTCGACGATCAGCACTTTCAAGTTGTTTCAGATGTTTCCCGACGAAGAGACGGCGCGGGTTTACCTTGAAAACCGTCTCTGGCCTAAAGGCGTTACCTGCCCAACTTGCGCCGGTCAGGATCGAATTACACCCCGCAAAGCTGGCTTCCACCGCTGCAATAAGTGCCAGATTGATTTTACGATCCGCACTGGAACCATCTTTGAGCGCAGTCACATCCCGTTGCACAAGTGGCTTTATGCTATGTACTTGCTCGTCACCGCTCGCAAGGGAATCTCTTCCATGCAGATCGCCAAAGAGATCGGTGTGCAGCAGAAATCGGCGTGGTTCATGCTCCACCGCTTGCGTGAGGCTTGCGGCGGTGAACTCGCTAAACTGCAAGGCATCATCGAAGCCGATGAAGCCTTTTTCGGCGGCAAAGAGGCCAACAAA